TGACTCTACAACTAGCCCTGCTAACTACACCTATGGTGTGTTTGTTGGTGTTCAGTATGTAAATAGTCAAGGTCAAACCGTTCAAGCTCAATATTACCCAGGTAATGCTGCTGCTACTTCGGCTGTAGCTTATGTTGTTGACGATCCTATGGCTGCTTTTAAAGTAACTGTTGTGTTCGCTAATAGCGTTGTAACTACTGTTAATCAAAGCGTTGTAGGTATTAACATGGCAATTGACCAAGGTACTGGTAATACAACTACTGGTAACTCTGGCACAGGCGTTCTTGTTCCTACTAACAACGAAGGCAACGCAGCAACTCTGCCAGTTCGAGTTGTTTCTGTTGTACCTGAAACTGCGACTAACGCAACGGCCTTCACTGAAGTAGTAGTGAAGTTAAACAACCCACAAATACTCCGTACAACGGGTATTGACTACGCCGCTTAAGGAGCTTAAAAATGGCTATTTCACGCGCACAACTACTGAAAGAGTTGCTCCCAGGCTTAAACGCATTGTTTGGTTTGGAGTATGCAACGTATGGTGAACAACATAAAGAGATCTATGAAACAGAGACCTCTGAACGTTCGTTTGAAGAAGAAACTAAGTTGTCTGGCTTTAGTGCCGCCCCAGTAAAAAACGAAGGCAGTGCAATTGCTTATGACAACGCACAAGAGGCTTTTACAGCTCGCTATACCCACGTAACGATTGCTCAAGGTTTCTCCCTAACGGAAGAGGCTATTGAGGACAACTTGTATGACAGCCTATCTGGTCGTTATACCAAAGCGTTAGCTCGTTCTATGGCGTATACCAAGCAAGTTCGTGCTGCTTCTATATTAAATACTGGCTTTACCGCTGCTAATGGTGGTGATGGTCAGCCTTTATTTAGTACTGCACACCCACTTGTGTCTGGTGGTACAAACTCTAACGAACCTACTGTTCCAGCTGACCTTAACGAGACTTCTTTGGAAGCCGCCGTTATTCAGATCGCTGCATGGACGGATGAGCGGGGTCTATTGATTGCTGCTAAGCCACGTAAGTTAATCGTTCCACCCGCACTACAGTTCGTGGCAACTCGTTTGCTAGAAACCGAACTTCGTGTTGGTACAGCGGATAACGACATCAATGCATTAAAGAACAACGGTTCGATTCCAGAGGGTTATACAGTTAATAACTACCTGACCGACACCAATGCTTGGTTCTTGTGCACTGATGTTCCAAACGGCATGAAGCACTTTGTTCGTACCCCATTGCAAAACTCCATGGACGGAGATTTTGACACCGGTAACGTACGTTATAAAGCTCGTGAGCGTTATTCCTTCGGATTCTCGGATCCACTAGGAATGTTTGGTTCGCCAGGAGCGTAATGTAGTAAAGAAAAGGGGGGCTAAAAACTCCCCTTTTTTATTTGTTTGTAGTAAGATTTAAACATCTGGGTAAATCGCTTATCAAACTGCCCCAGCAGACGCATACACGATTGATAAGCTGAACTTTGTATGAAGGACAATTTAAAATGGCAAGAACTACTTTTTCAGGCCCAGTGCGGGCTGGTTATCAAGGCGGAGACGCAAGCGCACAACAACCTTTAACTCCTACCACTATTAATTCAGGAACTGTAATTTCAGTTGATGAAGGAACGGCAGCTTCTGGCTTCTATGCTCGAGTTATGCCAACCACAGGTTTTGGTTCAAGTGCTTACGAAACTCCTGGCGAGGCTTTTTCTGTATTTGGACGTGTCCAGTGCGGCACTCCTTTCGCTGTAGCTCCTTCTACTACTTTTAACCACATGGCTGGTGCAGTAGGTGAGTTTGCAGTTATTGGTACATATGCTAACTTTGGCTTAATGGCTGGTGTAATGGGTACTATTAACACTAATACCCTGTCAGGCGATGCTGCTGTTATGGCATTTATGGATGGTGATTCTGGTGTAACTACCGCTCGTTGCGCTTTTGGTGTTGCAATGGCTCAAACCACAGCTGGTTCTGGTTTTGAGTATGGTATCGACTTGAAGATGCAAGACCCCGTAGCTGATGCTGGAGGCCCTTCTGGAGTTATTCCTTACACCAAAGCTAATATCCGTATGGAAGATGACGTTGTAGTTATGGTTGATGCAGGTGCTCCAGTTAATGGTACTACTGGCGATAACTTTGCTGGCACGGGTTCTTTATACGTTAATTCAACAGCTGGTGTGTTGTATATCAACACTGGCACGATTAGCAGCCCAACTTGGGTAGTTGTTGGTTCTCAAAGTTAATGTTGACTCATAAAGACCCAGAAGTTCAAGTAATGCTTGGGCTTCTGGAATCTCAAAGAGATCATGTTATGGGAATTGTAGCGATGCAGGCTAAGCAAATTGAAGAGCTAAAAGTCAAACTCGCTACTCAACAGGAAAACCAGGAGAGTTAAAATGGGTATGCAATATGACGTAAAGTCAGCACACGCAAGCGCATCAGGTGTGGCGGTAGGGTACAGAACTCGCTTAAAAGGAGTTCTTATGTCCCCTTCTGGAGCTACAACGGTAAATACTATTTTTGCTAATAACTTAAGCCTTTCTGGTACGTACAATGTACCAGCCTCTACCGTTTGCACGGTAACTATTGCTAATCATGGGCTGTCAAACGGGGATAGAGTTTATTTAGACTTTACCTCTGGAAGCTCTGCTGATGGTCCGTATGATGTATCTAACGTTTCTACAAACACGTTTACAGTTACAGTGGCTTCAGCAACAACTAACGGAAATGTAACGATGTACGCAAGTATTTTGGTTGAGCTTGACTGTTCTTCTGCTACGGCTTTTTATACACTGATTCCAGGCGAAGGTATTTTAGCAACAGATGGTATTTATGTTGGTTTACCAGCTTCGGTAACAACTACGCTGTTTTACGGATGACACTATGCAGCAATATGACGTTAAATCGTATCATGCTCAAGCATCTGGTACTGCCACCACCGAATCTGTTCGTCTAAAAAATGTAACAGTTACTAGTGGTACTGTGTCTGCAAGAAATATGGCAGTTGCAGATCCAACGACTTCGCAATCGGGCACTTGGAGTCGTACTGGAGCACTAGTTACGGTTACGATTAACAACAATGGTTTAACAAACGGTCAACGGGTATTTTTAGATGTTGCGGCTGGAACTACCATGCGTGATGGGGTGTACGAAGTATCTAACGTAACAACTAATACATTTACAGTGACTTCAGCAACATCTGGAGTGGCTTCTGGTACAGTTACAATGTACACAGATATTTATTTAGAAGTTGATACGTTTAACACAGTTGGTTTACCCATTAAGATTCCAGGTGAAGGTATTTACTGCCCTAATGGATTCTTTGTAGGGGTTGGATCAAGCGTAACTGCAACGGTGTTCTATGGCTAAGAAGAAAGGCGTCTCTCTTGCGATTGGTCGTGGTGAGAAGCTGCCTGTATCCAAGGGCGCTGGGCTTACCGCCAAAGGTCGTGCTAAATATAATGCAGCGACTGGCTCGAATCTAAAGGCTCCGCAGCCCGAAGGTGGTGCTCGTAAGCGTTCGTTCTGTGCTCGAATGTCTGGTATGCCTGGTCCAATGAAAGACGAAAAAGGCCGCCCAACTAGGAAGGCTGCTTCTCTAAAGAGGTGGAAATGTTAAATATGTTAGAACTTTGGACTGGTGGGTTAACCATATTTGTGGCGTTGATTGGATACATCATGCATGAAAAGTTCAACGAACTAAAACGGATTGATATTCTTCTTAATAAAACCCGTGAGGAGGTAGCACGTGATAACGTCACTAAAGCAGAAGTTGACCGCATTGTTGAACACATGGACGCAAGGTTTAACAAACTTGAAGATAAAATTGACCAACTTATTAAAAGGTGAAAAAAAATGAAACATTCAGATATTGCCAAAGACAAACCAATGATGAAGAAAGTAGCTGCTAAAGCCGTTAAAGGACATGAAAAGCGTATGCACAGCATGGCTAAAGGCGGTGGCATTGAAATCAAAGGCAAAACCAAAGGCAAAATGATTAAGATGATGGGCGGCGGTAAGGCTTGCTAAATGCCAATTGAGCCTGTAGACCCTTCTAAAAAAGTTGGCGGTAATGGGAATGAGAAATATAAACCTCCCAAGGAAAAGTTTGGGCCTAGCGAATACGATAAAGCGGCGGAAAAAGTGAAACAAGATAACGAAAAAGCTAGGGCTGAAGCACATAAAATGGCTGTAGAGCAAAGGGAAAAGGTTAAAGCTGAAAGCCCACGCACTTATACCGAGAGGTTACAGGATATGGGTAGATTACCTAGTGGTGGTAGTAGTAGCACTGGCATACCAAAGACTAACCGTGACCTAATGAAAAATAACAAAGCTGGCGGGATTATTAAATCAGCTTCAAACCGTGCTGATGGCATAGCCCAGCGTGGTAAGACTAAAGGAAGGATTGTGTAATGGGAAAGCCACTACAGTTAGATGACGAGGGCAACATTATGAATGATGTAGAGACCCAAAAGACCCAAAAAGCCTACGCTAACTATGAAGCTGAGCTTGCTAAGAAACAGAAAGAGCGCGAATCAAAGGCAAAAGGGGAAGCTCTACTAAAGTTTGGGACTGATCTAATGGGTCGCCCTACAAAGAAAGCCAAGGGTGGTATGGTAGGTTCTGCGTCCAAACGTGCAGACGGTTGCGCTGTTAAAGGCAAAACTAGAGGCAAGATTGTATGAGAGCCAGCCGTGGCATGGGTGCCATCAATCCTTCTAAAATGCCTGGTGGTAAAAAGAAAGCCCGTAGAGATGATACCGACTTTACGCAGTATAAAGAGGGTGGTACGGTTAATAAAGCTGGTAACTATACGAAACCTGGTATGCGCAAGGCTTTATTTAATAGTATTAAAGCGTCTGCCACGCATGGTACGGGGGCAGGTCAATGGTCAGCTAGGAAAGCACAACTCTTAGCTAAACGTTACAAAGAAAAAGGTGGAGGTTATCGTGGCTAAAAAGTTTCCTGATGTAAGTGGTGACGGCGAAGTAACAAAAAAAGACGTCCTTATGGCTAAAGGAGTTATACCTAAAACTGCAGCCGCTAAAAAAGGTGGTGCAGTTAAGAGTAACTTTATCCAAGAAGCCATTAAAAAACCTGGTGCCTTAAGAGCATCTATGGGTGTTAAAAAAGGTGAGAAGATTCCCGCTAAGAAGCTTGCTGTAGCGGCTAAAAAGCCAGGCAAGATGGGGCAACGTGCAAGATTAGCGCAGACTTTGTCTAAGTTTAAAAAATGAAATGGTCAGACAAGCGCAAAAAGTCGATCAACTGCGAGAGTCCAAAGGGGTTCTCGGAGAAGGCTCATTGCGCCAGCAAAAAGAAGAAGATGGCAGGGGGTGGTTTAGCAAAATCACAGCAGTCTTTAAAAGCTTGGGGAGACCAAGACTGGCAGACCAAGTCAGGCAAGAAGTCGTCCGAGACGGGCGAGAGATACCTGCCCAAGAAAGCAATACAAGCGTTAAGCCCAAGCGAGTACGCAGCAACAACACGAGCAAAGCGGGCGGGAAAAGCACAGGGAAAACAGTTCGTGCCCCAGCCCAAAGGAATAAAAGCAAAAGTAAAACCGTATAGGAAGATATGACTACTACAGGTACCACAGCTTTTAATCTAGATATGAACGACCTCATTGAGGAGGCGTTTGAACGTTGTGGTTTAGAAGTTCGGTCTGGTTATGATTTCCGTACTGCACGACGGTCTTTGAACTTGCTTACCATTGAGTGGGCAAACCGGGGTATTAACCTTTGGACGGTTGAGCAAGGGCAGATTCTAATGAACACGGGGCAGGCTATTTACCCTATTCCTGTAGATACAATTGACCTCTTGGATACTGTGGTGCGTACTAATAACGGTCAAGGTAATAATCAGATTGACATCAATATTAGTCGTATTAGCGAGTCTACATACATCACCATTCCTAATAAAAACGCTACAGGGCGCCCTATTCAGGTCTGGATTAACCGACAGTCAGGTAACGTTGCAAGCGTCTCACAGGCTGCTTTAAATGGTGCTATTGACGCAGATGACACAACTATTACCTTAGTTAATGCTGCTAACCTCCCAACTCAGGGGTTTGTCAATATTGACAACGAGACCATTGGCTATCAGAACATCGTAGGAAATCAAATCTTAAACGCTTGGCGGGGTCAGAACGGTACAACAGCGGCAAGCCACACAACAGCCACGGCGGTATATACCAACAATTTACCTTCAATTAACGTTTGGCCTACCCCTAACCCACCAGGAACCCAATACACATTTGTGTATTACAGAATGCGTAGAATACAAGATGCAGGCACTGGTATCAGGACTCAGGATATTCCGTTTCGATTTATTCCCTGCATGGTAGCGGGTTTAGCTTATCAGTTAAGCACCAAGATGCCTGGGATTGACCCTAATAGAATTATGATGCTTAAATCTGACTATGAACAACAGTGGACACTAGCAGAGCAAGAGGACCGGGAAAAAGCCCCAATTCGGTTCGTGCCACGTAACTCGTTTTATTACAGATAAATGATATGCCAAGTAAATTTGCTTCAGGTAAGTATGCAATTGCTGAGTGCGATAGATGTGCGCAGCGGTATAAGCTTACGGAGTTAAGGATACAGATATTAAAGACAAAACCGTATCAAGTTAAGGTTTGCCCGTCGTGTTGGGATCCAGATCAGCCTCAGTTATCTCTAGGTTTGTATCCAGTAAATGATCCACAGGCAGTACGGGAACCAAGACCAGACGTGAGTTATTTGGTATCAGGACAAAGTGGATTGCAGATTAACGAGACGGGTATTGGACCAAATGGGTTTGGTAGTCCAGAAATGGGTAGTAGGGTGTTTCAGTGGGGGTGGAATCCAGTCGGGGGAAGTAGGGGTCCTGATGCAGGTTTAACTCCAAATGACTTGGTACAACAAGTAATTGTTGGTACAGTAACGGTAACAACAACTTAAGGAGTTAAAAATGTATAAATCAGGCGCAGACGGCATTACTAAACAGGGCAAAACCAAAGGTAAAAACCTAGGTAATTCAGGTCCAACAGTAGCTATTGAAAAAGGTCCAAAACACAGCGGCTCTAAAGGCGGCAAAACCAATGCAGATATGAAAAAAATGGGTCGTGGTCTTGCAAAGATTGCTGCTCAAAAGAAAGGTTAATCATGGCTAAATTTTCTATGAAAAAAGGTGGCAAGGAAGTAGGACCTGCTGAGGTTTATGCTGCACCGCACACAATGGATGGTAAGAAAATAACTACAGTAAAATCTGCTGTTACTAAGCCAGGCAATGGCGTAGATCAGGTAAATATGTCTGTAGGCGGATATACCAAGAACAACGATCAACCAATTAACAAGCATGGTGAGATGAAGATTCGTGGTACTGGCGCAGCAACTAAGGGTGTAATGGCTAGAGGACCGATGGCATAATGAACTTCCAGCAGCTATCTGAAGCTATACAAGCGTATACGGAGTCAAATGAACAGCTATTTGTTCAGAACATTCCTAACTTTGTACAGCTGTGCGAAGAGCGTATTTATAACGCTGTTGCGATACCTGCTATCCGTAAGAACGTCATTGGTACTTTTACCAGCGGAGATAAGTACTTAGCC